CCTACCATTAGTAATTTCTGGCATATTCACAATGAAGATAAACACCATAATCAGGAATATAGTAAAAGAAACTACATCCAGAGCCAATTCTTTCTTTTCACTGTTAGACAATCTTTCATTTTTCATAATAGTCTCCATATGGTTAAAGTGTTTCAATACGTTCAGATTACATAGACCATAAATATGTGTCAATAAGAAAATATAAATAATTGTAATAACATTTTATAAAAGAGGCAACATATGGCAGATTTAAGAAATCTAGCTCCATACAGACAGGATTATGACCCTGTTAAAGAATATTATCAGGTTATGTATCAGCCATCAAAGGCTATACAGGCTCGTGAATTGAATAATAGTCAGGCCATTGTTCAGGAACAGATTAATAGATTTGGTCAGAATATTTTTCAGGACGGTACACTTGTATTAGGTGGTGGTATCAGTACTATCATGAATCAGGATGTAGTTACTGTTAATCTTACACTAGGTTCTGTATACACTGATATCAGTAACAGGGATGAATTATTTGTCAGGTCTAATACATCTGGTTTGAGAGCAAGAGTAATCAAGACTTTTGATGTTGAAAATACTGATCCAGTAACACTATTTGTTGAATATGATAATTCGGGTACAGAAGGTCAGACCAGAACATTTTCAGATTCAGAATTTGTTGTGTTCTCTGCTATGGTTGGTGGTAGTGAACAGGATATTGCTACAGCAACTATTATCACCACAGATGAAGGTACATGGTGTCGTGCACTAGAATCAGTATATTTTATTGATGGTCTGTTTGTAAACAATGCTGAACAGGATTATATCATTAGTAAGTATACTACTGATCCAACTCGGCGTATCGGCTTTGAAGTGGTTCGTGATATTGTAACAGAAGCTGAGGATAACACACTGTTTTCTAATGCTGCTGGTACAATCAATGAGAATGGTGCAGGCGCACATAGATATCGAATTGATTTGAGACTCACAGGACTAAATGAAGGTCAGGCTGAACAACCTGACACACCATTCATGGAAATCATTCGTCTTGAAAATGGTATTGTAACCAGAAAGATTGACCAGACACAGTATAGTATCTTAGGTGATACACTTGCACAACGAACTTTTGAAGAATCTGGCGATTATACAGTAACCCCATTTTCATGTCTTATCAGAGAACATCTGAACGATGGAACCAATGGTGGATATCTCACAGCACAGAATGGTGGTCTTGAATCTAAATTCGTGGTTGATGTGAATCAAGGTGTTGGATTCGTAAAAGGGTATCGTGTATCTAATCCAAGTATTGAACATGTAGTTGTTGATAAAGCACGTGATACAGATAGTGCTAACAACACTGTGGTTGCTGCAACATACGGAAACTATATTATCGTCAATAATCTTTTCGGTATGCCTGATCTAAACATTGGTAACACCTTTAATCTGCATGATGCAATTATTACAGGTGGGGCTGATACTGGTAATGTGATTGGAACATGTCGTGTACGTAGTGCACAACGTCATTCTGATACAGAGATTAGATTATATATTTTTGATGTACAGATGAACACTGGCAACACATTCAGTCAGGTGAATGGTATCAGATATACAGATGCATCAAATCTATTTGGTGGTGGGGTAGTTGGTTCCAATATTAATGAATCTGCTAATAACAGACTTGTATTTGGTCTTGCTAACACCTCTATACGTTCTTTAAAAGCAAATGGTATTGACACCTCATATGTGGTTATCAGAGACTTCACACCAACCACAAACAGTTCTGGTATTGCTACAATAACTGTAGGTTCAAATGAGTTGTTCAGTACACTCAATAATTTTGAATATCTCATTGCGGTCCGTGGAGCCAGTGAAGGTGAAGTAATTGATGTGAGTGGTAAACTTAGTTTGTCTGGTACACCAGTCGGAAGAACACTTAATATTAATTTAGGTGTTGGTTTTGAAAGTAAAGAACTGACTGTTATTGCACCTGTTTTAAAACAACAGGCTTTAGAGCGTACAAAGACAGACACCCTCGAAGTTGAATTCCTTACACTAACTAATGAAAGTGTAAAGGCTTTGGAACATGCTGATGTACGTAGAATCGCTAGTATTGTAGACACCAACAATGGTACAGTTGTAACAGACAGTTTTGAATTAGACACTGGACAACGTGATAGTTTTTACACGAACGGTAGTATTAGAGTGCGTGGCGGTAGACCAGTATCTGGATCATATCAGGTTACGTATAATTATTTTGAACATGGTACAGGTGATTATTTTTCGGTAGATAGTTATGACGTGTCATATGAAGATATTCCTACATATACAGCTAGTGACGGTGAAATTCTGCAATTAACAGATAGTTTTGATTTTAGGCCTGTAAGAACTGCAAGTGGATTTACAGACGTAGATGTTATTAGACCTAATGACACTATTCGTGCTGATGCTGAATATTATTTGCCACGTATTGATAGTGTGTATGTTAGTTCTGATGGTGATTTTGGAGTTGTTAAGGGTATTAGCTCATTGACCCCATCTGAACCATCTGCACCTAATAACAGTATGGTAATTGCTACATTAGAAATTCCAGCATATACTAAATCTGCATCTGATGTTGTTAAAGTTGATATTGATAACCGTAGATATACCATGAGAGATATTGGTAGACTTGACACACGTATCAGCAATCTCGAATACTACACATCTTTGAATACGTTAGAAACAACTGTTAATAACGTAGATGTTATTGATCCAGCTACAGGCAACTCTAGATTTAAAAATGGTATTGCTGCAGATGACTTTAGTGATTATATCCTGAGTGATATTAACAGTGCTGAATACAGGGCTACAGTAGACTTTCAAAATCTACTTGTGGTTCCTGAATGGGCTGGCAATGCAGTTGATATGAATTTTACAAGTGGAACAAGTCACAGGATTCAGAGTGACGTAGCTATGATTGATTATACAGAGCAAGCCAGTGTCGTTCAGCCGTATGCTACACGCACTTCAAACATCAATCCATATGCTGTGTTCACTTGGAATGGAAACGTTGTTCTAGACCCTGCTGTGGACTTCTGGCGGGATGTTAAATTTCTACCGCCTATAATTCAGAACAGGACTATCAATAATAGGGGTGGTGTGGTAGAAGAAGGTGTTAGTAGGGTTTTAACAAGTTCGTCTAGAACTCTTGTTGGTGATCGTGATTATGATGTACGCAATACATTTTCAGTCATTCAAACTGAATTAACATCTAATGTACAGACATCTACAACTACAAACGTAGTAAATACTGAAATCATTCCGTTCATGAGAGAAATTGATATTAATTTTGTTGCAAAAGGATTAAAACCACAGACAAGACTATATCCATTTTTTGCAGATACATTTGTTGGTCCACATTGCAGACCAAATACAGGTTCATTTGGAGATAATATCACAACTGATGTCAGTGGCAATGTGAGTGGTGTTTTTAGAGTTCCCGTTACAGATAGTGATAAATTCAGAACAGGAAGAAATACATTCAGACTCAGTGACAGTAACACTAACAGCTTTCTTGCGACAGAAGTATCCACATCAGCAGAGGCCGAACATGATTCATCTGGTGAACTGAGTGTAAGTCAGAATACAGTCAATAGTATCACTACACTGGGATTGAGACAGACTGAAAGTGTACAGACAACTATTAGGCGAGTGCAAGACCCCATTGCACAGTCTTTTCAGGTTGGTACTATTGGTGGCGAATTCCTTTCAAGCGTGGACGTTTATTTTAAAACTAAAAGTGCAAATATACCTGTGACATTAGCATTAAGATATGTTGATACTGGATTACCTACTAATATTGATCTACCATTAGGAACTGTTACATTAAATCCAAATCAGGTTAATATCTCAGATGATGCTAGCGTGGCTACAAAATTCACATTCGATGCACCAGTATATCTGGAACGCAACCGAACTATTGCAATAGTGATGTTAGCCGATACAATTGAATATGAGGTTTATATTGCACAGTTGGGAGAAGCCAGAATTAATGGTGATGGTGCTGTGAGTAAACAACCCAATTTAGGGAGCTTCTTCACATCTCAGAATCAGGAAACATGGACACCTGAACAGAATAGAGACCTTATGTTTACCGTCAATAGGGCGGTGTTTAATTCTAATAGTGCTGTAATTGAATATGATTGTGGCGAGAATATGATTGCACCATTTGAGTTCTTCAATCCAATTGACACTACTAATGCAAGTTCTACTGTCAGTATGCATGTTAGATCACACGGTCTTAAAGTAGGGGATACGATTACAGCATCTGGTTGTGTAGGTGGCAATGGAATCAATGCAGAGGCTCTTAATAAAGTTCATACCGTAACTGCTGTAACTGATATAGATGTATTCACAGTTGATTTGGGTGTCAATGCAAATGCGGATGGGTCAATTGGTGGTGGAAACTGTAGACTCATAGGCAATCTACTTGCAGACTCATTTTCATCTAGTGTAAATACAATTGTTGTTGAAGGTACTAATATCGTATGGGAATATAGATTGAATAATCAGGGTAGCAGAGTACTTTCAGATTATTCTTCATTCGATGCAAACACTATTGTAAATCTTGTCAATACTGGAGTGATTACTGGTCCAAATGATTTAAAAATTAGAGCCACATTAAACAGCAGTAGAAATACGTTATCACCTATGATTGATAACCGAGGATTTATATCTGTATTAACCAGTGGCCGTGTGAGTGCAGATGAAAACAACCCTAAATTCAGTTGGGTTTCGAAGGATATCATTTTCGACAATCCTTGCACAACAGCTAGAATATGGGTTGGAGCAAATCTTGCTGGTGATACTGATATGAAATTATATTACAAACCATTCTACAGTGCTGATGATGACATCACAGAGGTTGATTGGACTGAGTTGTCACCAGTGAATGCTATTATCAATAGTGATTTGCCAGTTGAATACGTTTATAATTTAGAATCTATTGGATCATTTGTAGGATATAAAATTAGAATTGATTTGTTGACCGATGAACCAATCTATAGACCTAGTTTGAATGATTTCAGAACAGTTGGTTTAGCATAAAAAGAGAGGCTGGATGTAAATTACATCCAGCCTCGTTTCATTTATTGCTTGTCAAATTCTTTGTGACATTTTTTGATCGAAGACAGAATTGTCTGTAAACTTGTTGTTTGTAGAGTTCGTACTATACTCGAATGTGACCCTTCATCCATTTCGTCATACAACCCCAAATCATGCACCACATTATTTGACAATCTTGCCAATTGCATCCACAACTCTTTATATGTCATGGTGTCTTCATTCAGTTTGAAATTCAGCAATTCTTTGTGTGTCATTTTATTATACCCTTATCTTGTTTATTCATCAACACCATAAAAGCTTTCAATGAATTCCTTAACCATTTCTTCGTGCTGGTCTTCATTGAAAATTCTATTGTCAACATCACCAGAACAAATTTGAAGTCCTTCATCTTCATTAAAGACTGTCATGTTGTTTGCGGTGGTTTCGAATGACAGTGTACCGAATTCTGTTTCAGTTGTGAATGTAGCCATTTCTTTCTCCATTTTGTTAAGTTTTAGGATTTCTCCTTTCCATGAGTCTAGTTATATTCAACTCATATTCTCTTGTCAACAAGTTTCTAAAAGATTTTTCATATAAATATTAATATGCATAAAATTAAAGGACATTCAAACCTTAGAAAGAATCCATCTAATGGTGTAATTGTAAACACAGACACAAAAGGGTTCCAGCAATTCATGAGACAACGCGAAAAGGCTTTGAAGACAGAAGACAAGATATCTGATTTAGAATCCGAGATCAAAGAACTAAAATCCATGATAAAGGGACTCGTAAATGGCAATTAATACTAAAGCTGAGTTTATAGATAGAATTAAAAATAAATTAGGGTTTCCAGTCATCAAGATAAATGTTGATGACGCACACTATGAGCTAGCTATCACAGAAGCAATTGAAAAATTCAATGATTATCATAGAGATGGGCAAAAGAAAGTTTATATCATAGGTACATTAACAGAAACCGATATAATCAATAACTATATTACTACACCTGATAATGTGATTGAAGTCATACAATTAATTCCTGCTGGCAGTGGTGCATGGACTCGTGATATCACTAGTTGGAGTTATCAATATAGTCACTATTATCTCAATGAGGTTACACGCACTAACTGTTATATCACTCTAACGGACTGGGCATTGTATAAAAACCGATTTAATACACTCACGTACGTGTTTGGTGTTGATAATGTCCCATTTGAATTTGTCAAATATCAACACAGACTAAGATTAGACAATGATGTCGTTGCTGGTGAAGAAATAGTATATGAAGCTATTGAACGTGTTGATCCAAATGATGCTGGCAGTGAATGGGCGTGGAATGATAGATGGTTATTGGAATATGCCACAACCCTTGTGAAAGAATACTGGGGTTCGATTCTACAGAAAGCCGAAGGTATTCAGCTTGTAGGTGGCATCACATTGAATGGTGAGCTTATTTATAATCAGGCACAAGAAGATAAAAGACGTTTGGAAGAAGAAGTTGAACAGGGTCATCAGGAACCACCTAAATTCTATATAGGATAGTCATGACAGTAAATTCATATTTTAATCATATCAGTCATCAGAATCAACAGGATTTAGTAGATGATTTGATAGAAGAATCAATCCAGTTGCGTGGAATAGATGTAACATATTTAATACGCGACAAGGTGAATGAAGATCAATTGTTGGGTGAGGCCCCAGCGTCAGAATTTAATAATGGTATTATCATAGAAATGTATCTGGAAGAAATTGAACAGTTCAACGGTGATGGCGATTTCTTCACACAATTTCATTTGGAAATGAGAGATATTGCTACGTTCATTGTGTCACAATCTAGATTTACAACTGAATTCAGTGCACATAACATGCCAAAACCATTGGAAGGTGATTTAATTTACATTCCATTCAGCAAGTCATTGTTTGAAATTAAAAAAGTCAAAGAGGATGATAGCTATCATCAATGGGGTAAGAATTATAAATGGCGTTTGAAATGTGAACTCTTTGAACCTAGTAATGAAAGTATTGATATTGATAATACAAGTGGAGATTTCACTGGATTGTTATCTACAGTACAGGCTATAGATGATTATGATGAAAATTATGATAATATTATTGAAACTGAATTTGATTCAGATGTAGATACAGGCGATAATGAAAATCCATTTGGATTAGAATGGTAATAACAGAGGATGTAGATAACTTTATCTACATCCTCATTTTGTTTATGGTGCAATACCAAATTCCCATTCATACGGCTCATCTGGATTTTCATCATTGAAACATGCTGATTCTACAACAGACTGATATTTTGTTCCAGCAAGAATTCGCAGTGTCTGATCCATAACCCAGTCTTTATGGTGTGCGCCATCAATGTCATTGTATTCAACCAACAGTTCAATAGCTTTCTGAATTCGGTCATCACCTGTAGATGTGATGATATCAGTTTTACACATACCGTCACATTTACAACCAGTAGATTCCTCAAGACCGTTCCACATTTCAAGAAAATCCTGCAATACAGTATCTGCATATTCCTTACGTTTAATTGAGGGTGCAGTATCATAAGCATTCAACCACACATCTTTACACATCAATTTCAATTCTGTTTTCATTAGTTATTCCTTTTAAATTTTGTTTTGTCAAATGGTCCATCACGATCTTCTTCAAGTCTTACCGTTGGTTGATCCAAATATACAAGTGAATTATAACATGGTTCAATAGAGGATGGACATGTTTTGCAGTACTGAAAATAACAGTCATAACATTCACCAGCATCACTATAATACAATTCAGCACCATTATATTCTGCATCTGGTTTAATTGCGTCCGCATGTTTGACATACTCGCCAAATGTGTCTTCAATCATCTTACCGTCAACCAGATTAAATCTTTTCATTTTACAATCCTTTAAAATGTTAATTGTATAAAAGTTACAATCAGACCAATCAAACCAATAGCCAATATAGTTAATGATGCTACAACACCATGATTAACATGTCATTTATTACCATTCATAAAGATTTATCTTGCCATGAAAATGACTATACACACATCATTCTCACATGTCAACAGTTTCTTAAATATTTCTTTCATAAATACTATTGAGGTAAACTATGCATAGCACATACTTTTTTCACGATTCCATACGTAGATATATTCTAACCTTTGGGAAAGTGTTCAATAATATAAAGATTAGTAACGATGGTGGCGCAACAACTATAGATGTGCCTGTAGTATATGGTCCAGCTAAAATATATTCTAAAAAAGCTGATCATGATGATAGGTGGCGTAAAAAGGTTCCTATCATTGCATATGAATTAGTTGGTAATCCAGTTTTCCAACCAGATAGAAATACTAATTCAAGGCACAAACTATCTAATAACGTTCCTGCACCAATAGGAACTACAACAGAGAATCAATATCAGTCTAACAGAGTACCATTTGATTTAGAATTTACCCTATATATTAAAACTAAAAATCAGGGTGATATGAATCAAATCATAGAACAGATTTTACCATTCTTTTCTCCCAGTATCACAGTTAATATTAAAGATCAAGAAGATATTACGGTTGAACAGGATATTAGAATAACTCTAAACAACTCTTCTGAACGTGATAACAATTACAATGGAGATTTTGAAGAGACTAATGAAATCAATGCAGAACTTAATTTTACATTAGATGGATATCTATACAAACCTACAGAAAACAAGAAAATAATCAGAACTATCACATTGAATGGAAACATAGATGGTTTTGAATATGAGATGGCTAGTATAACGGAGTAAAAATGAGCAATAAAAAATTAAAAGAATCACTTGGAATCAGTGATGAACCTGATGATTCTGTGGATAGATCAATACAGATATTAAAAGAAGCTGGTGTAACAGACAAGCCAAATTTAGTTGAATATGAATCTAATGAAGTTGTGATTCCAAAATTAAATTTAAAATCTGTGAATACGACCATTCCAGATGATTATGAATCTGATGTGGCTAAAGATTATATATTTGGTCGAAACGTTCTGTATACAATGATAGATGCGTCCACAGAAGCCCTAGCAGGGGCTTTAGAGGTCGCTAAAGAGTCTCAGCACCCTAGGGCATATGAAGTACTCAATCAGATCATAGGAACCACGTCAGGGCTTTCTAAGGACCTATTGAGTTTACAGAAGGTATATAAGGATATCCAGAAGGATGTGGAGCCATCAGAACAACCACAACCACAGGGTATCAATTATACACAGAACAATTTTACAACAAGTTCACATGACTTATTAAAAATGGTCAATGATGCACAGAATGGAAAGTCAGATGAATAACAATGAACTTGCACCGTTAAAAACAGGATTTAAAGTAGATGACGTAGTATTAAAAATAGCACAGACATATAATGGTGAACCAGATGTAAAGAAAGTCGGGGTTCAAATTCCGTATACCGAGGAACAGATACAGGAATTTATTAAATGTAAGAATGATCCAATATACTTTATCGAAAATTATCTGACGATTATTCATGTCGATAAGGGAATTGTTCCATTTAAACTATATGATTATCAGAAGAAACTTGTCAATCTGTATAAGAATAATAGATTTTCAATAGCATTACAGGCTCGACAATCTGGTAAAACACAGACAACAGCAGCATTTATTTTATGGTACGCCCTTTTCCACAATGCTAAAAATATTGCTGTACTCGCTAATAAACTTGATCAGGCTATAGAAATCCAGACTCGTATCACAGAAATGTATAAGGGTCTACCATTTTTCTTGCAACAGGGTTGCAGTGAACTGAACAAGAAATCTATTGTTTTTGAGAACAGCAGTAAAATATTTTGTGCCGCCACATCACCATCTGCAATTCGTGGTAAATCCATTTCGTTGTTGTATATGGATGAAGCCGCTTTTATTCCAAATGACACTGAATTTTTTGAATCTGTCATGCCTACTATTTCCAGTGGGTCCACAACTAAAATCATTCTCAGTAGTACCCCCAAAGGTGCTAGAGGCATGTTTTATAAGATTTACATGGATTCAAAGAATGGTGACAACAAATATAAGTATCAGAAAGTTATATGGTCTGAGGTTCCGAATAGAGATGAAGAGTGGAGACAAACGGCATTAGCTGACTTGGGCAATAATCAAACACGATTCGAACAAGAATATGAATGCAGTTTCGTCAGTTCAGTTGGTTCTCTCATTGAATCAAGAATACTCGAAACAATGGTATATACGCATCCTGTAATAGTCAAAGAAAATCTTAATATTTTAAGTGTGGTTGATCCAACACATTTGTATGTTGCTATCGCAGACTCTAGTATGGGAACAGGTGGAGATTATAGTGTCACTACTGTTATAGACGTTACTGAAATACCATATAAACAGGTTGCAGTATATAGATGTAATACAGTTGCTCCACTAATATACCCATATCATATTGTTGAACTCTGCAACTATTATAATAAATGTCCACTGTTGATTGAGACTAATAACGAGAGTGGTGGTCAGGTTTCATACATCACAGCATATGATTTAGAATATGAAGGCGTTATTTGGACTTGTCCTGATAAACGTGGTCGTGGGATGCGTATAGGTGGGGGGTCTAATGCACGTGCTGGGGTGAACACATCGAAAGCAGTTAAAGCTATTGGCTGTGGAAACTTGAAAACATTAATCGAAAACCAAAAACTTTTAATCAATGATATGGATACATTAGATGAATTAGGAACTTTTGTGGCTAAAGGCGCATCATACGAAGCTGATGATGGTTGTCATGATGATACTGTAATGCCTTTGGTGTTGTTTTCATGGCTTGTTAAACAAGAATGGTTTGTTGAATATACAAGTTCAGATATTCAGACCAATGTATATGATTCGATGGTGAAAGAAACGCAAACTGATTTATTACCAGTGATGATGCAACATGAGACAACAGAAACCCCACCGTTATATTCTAATTGTGGATTCAAAATTACAGAAGGACATGAAATGAGTTTCTCACAGTGGATGAGTCAATAGTTACATAAATAATTACATAATAATAAAACTAAATAGGACGGTTTAATATGGCATTTTCAATTAGCCCTGCTGTAATAACCAGAGAGATTGACAGAAGCCTATATGCTTTGCAAGAGGTGCAGACTATAGGTGCAATCGCTGGCACATTCAACTGGGGTCCCGCTGAATCACCTGTTCTCATCACAAGAGGTGAGGAACAGTTGCTTGAAGTTTTCAGCAGACCCACAGACGCAAATTACAGCACTTTTCTGTCTTGTGTTGATTTTTTATCATATACTTCTACTATGCATGTAAATCGTGCTGTAGGTGATCTTGCAAGAAACAGCACAAGTGATGGTAATGGTATCGTTATTAAAAATGACGATGAGTACGACACTGTAAATATCCCTAATAATGTAAAGTATGTTGGCAAATATATTGGTGCTGCTGGTAACGGTATTATCATCGATATTAAAGACAAAGATACATTTGCTGGCTGGGAATATGCAGAAAACTTTGAATACGTTCCCGATGAAGTCGGTGAATTTAGTGTAGCCGTAATTGATGGGTCTGGATATTGGACTGGTAGTGGTTCAGCTATTCAGCAGGAATCACTTTCAGTCACAGGTGAAGCTAATGGTGGCACAAAACAAGTAGATACACTTACTGTCACTGATCCTGCAACATCAGACGGCACTATCTTAGTAGCTGGTATTGGTGTGTCTGTAGCGAACGCTGATACAACTGCAGAAGTTGCAACAAAGATTGAAACCGCTTTTGCAAGTTCCAATCTGTATACTGTTGAAGCTACAGGCAGTGTAGTTACATTTACATACAGAACTAAAGGTGCATTTACTGTAATTGATGCTGTGGATGACAGTGCTAATACTGGTGTGATTTTCACAACTGCTATCAGTACACCATACAACCCAGCATTTAATGTCACTGTATTTGGTGAAACTATTAGTGTGCTTGACACAGATAGTAATTCTGAAATTGCAACTAAAATTGTAGCTGGTATCGGTAGTGTAACAGGTATTGACAATGTAAGTGCTGCTGAAAATATCATTTCATATGATAGAATCACTATTGGATTTAAAACCCAACAGACTGGATTTGAATCAGGTGGTCTTACAGGTACCGTGAGTGTAACTATTGCTGGCACACTTGGTACTATACTCGAACGTTACGAGCTTGTAAGAAATGATCCTGCTTTTAGATTTGATACAGGCCAGAGTGGTTATTTCAGAGCAAGAATTAATTCTGGTTCACAGTATATCAGACATGGTGATGAAACACAGATTCTTACATCTGAAACTATCACATTGAGTGGTGGTGTAGATGATAATGAAATTAACCTTATCAACGCATTCACTGAATTCGAAGACGCTGAACAATACGATGTACAGTTTCTTATTGCTGGTGACGTAGATGTAAATGTTCAGAAAGCAATTGTAGATATTGCAGATTCAAGACGTGATTGTATTGCATTTGTGTCACCTATGTTTGAAGACGTTATCAATAAAACTGGTAGAGTCACAAATATTATCGAATGGCGTGAAACAGAATTGAATAAAAACAGTTCGTACATGTTTCATGATGATAACTGGGGATTCATTTATGACGCATACAATGACAAGAATAGATGGATTCCAAGTTGTTCTGGCACAGCTGGACTTTCAGCACGTACATGGGGGAATGATTTTCCTTGGTTCAGTCCAGCAGGATTGAACAGGGGTAGATTCCGCAACTACGTCAGAACTGCATGGTCTGCGAAAAAAGGTGACAGAGATCAGTTATATGCATCACAGGTTAACTCTGTTGTTACACGTGCTGCTGATGGTATTGTTCTTTGGGGTGATAAAACAGGCACAACAAAACCAAGTGCATTTGATAGAATCAATGTACGAAGTCTGTTTATCATCGTTGAAAAGACTATGGCGAATTTCAGCAAATACCTGTTGTTTGAACAGAATGATGAAATTACCAGACGACAGTTTCTAAACACTGCTAGACCGTATCTCAGACAGGTACAGGGCCAACGTGGTATCACTGATTTCCGAATCGTGTGTGATGAAACCAATAACACTGGCATCGTCATTGATCAGAATACAATGGTAGCTGATATGTTTATCAGACCTACTAAGAGTATTAATTTTATCAGACTCAATTTCATTGCCGTAGGCAACTCTGTGAGCTTTGATGAAGTGATTTCTGAATTCGCTGGATAAATAATATAAATACAATTGAGGGGTTAGAATCCCCTCATTTTAAATTATAAAAAAGGTAAAAATATATGGCTTCTATATCAGAATTTAGAAGTGAAATTGCTGGTGGTGTTCAGCGTCAAAATAAATGGCAAGTCACTATACCATTTCCTGCATTTGCTGGTGATGGTAACGATAGTCGAACCGTAAGTATTCTGGCAAGAACTACCAAGACACCAGATTTCACCATCGGTGAGATTGAAATTCCGTATTTCGGAAGAACATTATATATGGCTGGCGACCGTGTATATGATCCAATCGATATCAGTTTTATTGGAACCACAGCCAAACAAGAGCGTGATGCTTTTGAACGATGGGTTGAAGCATTCAATGGTTCTGATAGCAACACAGCTACAGCAGGTCCATTGAGTGACAAGCTTGCAGACATCCAGATTGATTTGCTTGATGAAGCGGGTGCTGTAGTTAAATCTTATACACTCGTAAGTGCATGGCCACAGAATATGATTGGCTATGACCTTGATGCAACCAGTGCTGATACGCTCGCAGAGTATACAGTCACATTTAGATACGACAACCTTTCCTCTAACACTTCACGATAATAATTATGTTTGGATGGTTTAACACTAATAAATTGATCGGCACTGATTTAAAATTAAAATCAGATGTCAATGATGAAAAAATAATCAAAAAGAATACCTCTATCTCGTTTATGCGGGATGGAGTTATTCTTGCTGGTTTAAATTCTCATTACAACACAGGCATAGACTTACGCACTGAAATTAAAACTCAGGCTACATTAATCAACGAATATAGATCAATGGCAATGCAGGATGACGTAGATGATGCAGTTGATGATATAGTCAATGCTGCTATTACATGTAACACTGACGAACCGCCAATTAAAATTGATTTATCAAAATTAGAAATCGATGAGAGTAAGAAGAATCAGATTCAGGAAGTATATGACAAGATTGAAAAATTAACTGGATTTAGAGCCAATGCGTATCAAATTTTCAGAGACTGGTATGTAGATGGTAAAATCTATGCATATATACTTCCAGAAACAGTCGAATCCAAGGGTATAGGTAAAATCGAATTTCCAGACCCTAGGTATATGAAACACATAGTTGAAATCGATAAGAATGCGGTAGACTCTGTATATGTGAAAGAAGACTATTTTGTATATGATCGTGGGAGTGCTATTGCAGAAAACTATGTTGCTAATATGCGTTCCACTATCACCAGTCAGAATGATTATTATAAGATTGAGAAAGATAGTATTGTGGAAACTCTTAGTGGTGTAGTTGATTGTGACCATGTAACGCCTGTAGGATATCTTCACAAAGCACGTAAGCCTTTGAACAACCTACGGTCTATGGAAGACTCTATTGTCATTTACAGAGTGAGTAGAGCCGCTGAAAGACGTATATTTTACGTTGATGTGGGCAATCTACCAACGAAGAGTGCCGAAGCCTACGTAAAATCTGTAATGAACAATTACAAAAATAAAATGGTGTATGACCCTGCTACAGGTAAGGTTACAAATGATCCACATATCTCTATGAATGAGGATTATTGGATGCCTAGACGTGAAGGTGGAAGAGGTACAGAGATTGATACGCTTCCAGCTGGTCAGAATTTAGGTGACATTGATGACATCCATTATTTTCGAAAGAAATTATATAGGTCATTGAATGTTCCTGTATCTAGGCTTGAATCCGAATCTATCATTCAGATTGGTGCAAATAATCTTGCTGAATCTAATCGTGAAGAGTGGAAATTTTCCAAATTTGTTGAAAGGCTCAGACGTACATTCTCACAGTTTCTATTGGATTTAATTGAAATTGAAATTATCTTAACTGGTGTCATGAGTGAAGAGGACTGGAATGAAATTAAAGGTGAAATCATTTTCACATACACTAGTGACTCTATGGTTAAGGCACAACAGGAGATGCAGAGCCTTAGAGAGAAAACAGAAGTTGCAAATGAAATGATGCCGTTTGTAGGAAAGTACGTCAGTCACAAAACTATCATGAATAAAGTTTTTGATATGACTGATGAGGAAATCAAAATGGAAAGAAAACAGATTGATGAAGAGTTGAAAGACGAACTTTTCAAACCTGTAGAAGAAGAACCATCATTTTAATAAATAATTATAAAGGATATGCTGATGGAAGAATTATTTGAATCATTTGTGAAAGGTGATCACGAAAAAGCTAAGATTAAAATTAAGGAAGCTCTTGATTTGAAGGCTCGTGAACTCGTTGAATCGGGTGAATTATATATTAAAGAACATTTGTCTGAATATGTACTGGATGAGGCTATTCGTAGGAAAGTTAATTTCCTAGGAAAACTTATTCGTAGAAAGAAATGTCCAGAAGGTTATGTTCTTGTAGATGGCAAATGTAAGAAACAAAAAGCTGACACCAAACGTAAATTACATAGGATTGGTAAAAAGTCTGCTAAGAAACGTAAACGTAAGCAAGCGCGCATTAACATCAGAACCGATAAAGCCAAGGCTAAACGTAAACAGAAGGGTTTGTAATGGCACAGTTACTTATAGAATCAACTAATGAAAAAATTGAAGGTTATGCTGATTCTGATGATGTTTACAAGATTCGTGGCCCATTCACACGGGCCAACAATGTAAATCGAAATGGTAGACTATATCCACGTTCAATCATGGAAAGGGCTATCAAAAAATACATTGATGAATATCTAAACAAGAATCGTGCCATAGGTGAACTCAATCATCCTGATTATGTTTTACCTAATATTGAACGTGCAGCTATCATGATTAAGAGTCTCGAATGGAAAGGTGATTCTGTGATTGGTGAAGCTGTTGTTCTAAACACACCACAGGGTAAACAGATACGTGCACTAATGGAAGCTGGCTTCAATATGGGTGTATCTACCCGTGCAACTGGAAGTCTGAAAGAAAATGGCAAATACTTAGAGGTTCAGGACGACCTTGAATTTCATGCAGTAGATGCTGTTGATATGCCTAGTGATCAAACTGCATATGTGCAACGGGTGTACGAGAGCGTCCAGTGGGAAAAACACGATGGTGTATGGGTAAAAATGAATGAGGCATCTATTCCAGATGATGTATATAAAGCATGTGACGGCAAGACCATCAAAATGCTTGAAAATTATATAGAAAATTTATTCACTAAATAGTTGAAAGGAAACAATTATGAAAGATATTTTTAAAGTTTTTCTTGTCGAGAACATGGGAATTGACGATTCCACAGCAACAAAACTTGATGAACAATTGAGTGTAAAGCTGGAAGAAGAAGTTCAAACCCGTGTGTCGGAGATTAAAGAAAAATATGAAGACAAACTTGAAGAACAGGCTGACAAGTATGAATTGCAAATTGCATCTATTGAAGAAAGTTTCGATGAACAATCAAATGAGATTTTCACAGAGGCTATCAATGAATGGGCTTTAGAAAATAAAGCTGCACTTGATTCTCAGATTAAAGTCAATATTGCTGAAAATCTTGTACAGTCCATCATTGGAACACTCCATGAAAATCATATTCATTTCAATGATGAAGAATTTTCACCAGAACTCATGGTTAATGAAGACCTCGTAGTTGAAAATGCTGATTTGAAAGCAGAACTTAATTCGTATCGAATTTCTGAACAGATTGATCAACTTGTGGAAACACACGGTCTGGACGAACAACTGAAATCAAAATTATTTTTAATGTGTGAGAATGTAGAGACTGACAAACTAAACGAATATATCGAAGACTCTTGTAAATCCCTCATGGAAGAATGTGGTAAGGATCGCATGAAAGCTATGTCTGATTTTGGTGTCAAGATGTATGAAATGGAGAAACGTATGAAAGACGGAAAAATGTCTGATAAAGATATGAAAGAAATGAAAGATATGATGAAAGAAATGAAAGGTATGATGAAAGAAATGGGATATAAAAAGAAAATGAATGAATCTACTGAACTCAATGAAATGGGTGGTTCAACAGACACATCTATGTATGCTGACATGGTACGTAAAATGTATGGAATGGAAGACCTTAAACGTGGTATCGCCAAAAAGTATAATATGGACGATGAAATGATTGGTGAAATGATTGGCGACATGATGGGTAAAATGCATGAGATGGGATATATCAAAGAAGATATCAATGAAGAATGTGATTATAAGATGAAAATGAAAGAAATGAAAAAGATGATGGATGAAATGGATATGAATGATCCAAAATCCATGAAAGCTCTTGATGATATCTATAACAAAATGAATAAAGCCGCTAAAGATATGGGTGACGGTGGAAAACAGTCCATGAATGAAAAGGATATGGACGATAAAGATATGGACGATAAGAAAGACGACAAGAAGATGGATGAAAAGAAAATGGATTCTGAATCTGATGAAATGAAAGATGATAAGGAAATGGATGATAAAATGGAAAAGAAAGATAAGAAGAAAATGAATGAATCCGTAGAAACCGTAGAACCAACTGGAACAGCTGCATATGTAGCTAACTGGTAATAGTTCAGAATAAACTATTATAAATATTTAAAACGATAACAAAACATTTCAAAAGGAAATAAAATTATGAAACTTAACGAAGAAATGAAGCAAGGTCTTGAACAGGCCGATAAGCTTTCCCCACTTACCGAGAAATGGAAGCCTGTACTTGATGCTACTCCAAAATCTCGTTTTGTAATGACTAAAGACGACATGGTTGCACGTATTCTTGAAAATCAGGAAGATTGGAATAAAAAGAACGCTGGTCGTATTAAAATTGAAGAATCCTCTGTACCTAACATGCAGATTGGTACATCCACTGGTGATGGTAACGGTATTAATACAGGTGCAGTTCGCACATTTTCACCAATTCTTATCAAGATGGCTAGACGTGTTGTTCCTAACCTCGTAGCAATGGACTTCTTCGGCGTTCAGCCAATGAGTGGTCCTGATGGTCAGATTTTTGCACTGCGTGCACGTTACGAAGATGACAGTACAACTGGCATTAGTTTTGCAGATAATGAAGCTCTTCATAATGAAGCTCTTTCTGGATTTTCTGGTGACGGCACTGCACAGACTGGCGATCCATCAATGTTTCCACAGGGGCATCTTCGTGACCGTCCTAGCATGGAAGAACCAGCAGCTGCACCAGCATATGGTCAGGGTATGACTTCTGGCACTGCACAGCTTTTAGGTTCTACTAATAGCTGGGCTAAAATGGGTATGACCGTAGAGAAATCTGGCGTATCAGCTCGTTCCCGTGGACTGTTCACAGATTACAGCCACGAACTCCGTCAGGATATGATGGCTGTACATGGTGAAGACGTTGACATGATTCTTGCTGATATCCTCAGTACTGAAATTCAGGTTGAAATGAACCGTGAATTTATTCGCCTTATGAACCTTAGTGCACAGTATGGACGACAGGGTACAGCATATCAGTGGAATACTGGTACATCTTCTTATGATCAGGTTCAGCGTGACGGTGTATATAATATCACACTTGATACAGATGGTCGTTGGTCCGAGGAACGTTGGAAGCACATGCTTTTCCGCCTCGAACAGGAAGCAAACGATATTGCTAAGTCAACTAGACGTGGTAAAGGTAACCGTGTACTGGTATCCTCTAATGTTGCATCTGCTCTTATGGTTGCTGGCATCATTGATTTTGCACCAGCATTGCAGCAGCACATCGGTCTGAATCCAGATGACGCAACTGGTCGTACATATCTCGGTAATCTCGCTAACGGTATGATGGTTTATGTTGACCCATATGCTGTAGAAGATTACATGACTGTAGCATTTAAAGGCCAGAATGAACTTGACGCAGGTATCTTCTTCTGTCCATACACTCCACTGGAAATGTATCGTGCAGTTGGCGAAGATTCCATGAATGCACGTATGGCGTTTAAAACACGTTATGGATTGGTTGCCAACCCATACGAAATTAAAACAGCAGCTGGTGCAGATCGTACAGGTAAGGGTCTTGGCGCACAGGAGAATTCGTACTTCAGGAAAACGCTCGTGGGCAACCTCTAGGTTTTTCAATGATTTCAACCACTTAGGTGGTCAATGAATAAAACTAACCCTAGTCAGAAATGACTAGGGTTTTCTTTTGTCCATTATATAATATTAGCGTAAAAAGGTTTACTAAATAAAAGAAAAGGTGTGTATTCCTGCTCACAAATACAGGAATACACACCTTAGTTTTAGTTGTCAACAACTATTTTACAATCCGTACATACCCACAACCCATTCATGAACAACGTCATTGTCATAGTTATAGTAGTCTTCTAGCAAGTCTAACACACTGTCCAAGAATCTCGGATTTACATATTCATCATAATCATTTTTAGCATGACGTTCAAATGATTCAATGATATCTTTTGATGGACCTTGTTTCACATCAACCATTACGAACTTATCGTGATTGTTGATGATCCATTCAATAGCTTCATTACTGTCCATTTGCATCAAGTCTTTTAATTGCATATCTACACCAATGTATATGTTTGTTTCACATATCTTGTATATGCAGATGAACTCTTTTTGCCAGTTGCATAGATTTTGAATGCTGTTGCACCTTTCCAACTTCCAAAATCATTTGATTCCAGTCTGTCCATAATCCATTCGTCAATTTTTGATTTTAAATCATCTTTATCCAGTGCGAACATTTTTGTTGATGTGTCATATCTAGAACCATTACGATCAAAAATAATTCTCACATCATAATCTTCACCACGCACACGATCAAAGACCATTGCTTTCAATTTGTCACCTTTAATGCCCTGTATTTTCAGAAATTCTTTGAAGACATGTTCTGTATTGTCAATAAAAATGTTATAGATACTTGGTCCCAACTCTTCAATACTACGAGAATGAATGACTTTGATGTCAACATTCGCATACCCAAAATCTTTACATATACCC